CAGGTAGTGGCCGCAGTCGATCGCGAGCAGCGTCGATTTGTAGGCGAGATGGGTCGAGAACTGCCAGGCGATGAAGCCGGCCACCGTGCCATCGACCCGGCAGGCCCAGACCTTGAAGGCCCCCGCCGCCTCCATCTCGGCCATGCGCTCCCAATCCGGCAGCGGGATCAGCTTGCCCTTGTGCGGCGACAGCTCGGCCCAGTAGGCGCGAATCAGGTCGGGAAGGTTGGGTTCGAGCAGCAGCGTGCCGAGAGGTTCCCAGCCGCAGGCTACCACTGGCCGCTGAAGATCAGCACGACCAGCGCGAGGAAGCAAATCCCCGCGATCGTCCACACCAGCAGGAGCCGGCGGCCTTCGGGGGTCACTTCGGCTTCGCGGCACGAGCCTCGGCCAGCATCGCGTACACCGCGCGCAACGTCGTCGAGGCGTGGTTGCCTACACTGTCGCCGTCGTAGTGCGACTTGCCGCCGTTCTCCGGGTCCGGCAGCGAGGCCCACTCGCAGGACAGGAGATGCGCGAAGCCCTCGTCGTCCATGTCGCCCTTCCACCAGAGCTTGTAGCCGCGCCCGACCAGCAATTCCCACCCCAGCATGTCCTGCAAGGTGGGCGTGAACAGCATGCCGGGCGACAGGTTGGCCTGCTGCGCCAGCCGTCGCAGCGTGCCGCGCAGGAACTGGTAGGCACCCACCGCCGACGACCGGGTATCGCGCATCAGCATGGATGACTGGAACGAGTAGATTTGCCCCATGCTCATCTCGGTGAGCGCGATCGTCGATGTCGGGTGCCCGAAATAGGCGTTGTAATTGTTGCGCGCCTCGCCGATCGGGTTGTCCGGCACCCCGCCCCGGATAAAGTGCAGGATGATGTCGGTGCACGGGTCCATCTGGAATGTGTTCATCAGTGCCATACCGCTCCCAGCCAGACGCCGAAGATAGCGTGCAATATGCCGCCCAGGAAGGTGCCCAAGGCCACGCCGCCGGCCAGCAGCATCGAATACCGGGTGCGCCAGATCAGGATCATTCGCTCGATAGCGTCAAGGCGGCTGTCCATGCCCTGCAACCGCTGGGCGATCAGCAACTTCTCTTGTTCAAGTCCGCGCTCCATGTGCTTGACATTACGGTATTCCGCCTGAACCAAATCCATCTGTTTGGTTAGGTCGTCCCACCTTATTTGATTACTGGAGCGGTTGGTGACGACCTCGGCGCGCAAGTCGGTGATCTGCGACGCGAGACCCTGGACCTGCGCCGACAGGCCGCCGATCAGCTGCGAAAGGGGGTCTAGGACGCTGTTCGGCATCAGCCCTAGTGAACCACCCACCCCGTACCGTTGCAGTACGCAACGATATGGTCTGTCCCTCCGGCCACAACGGCAGCGTTAAAGACCGCGCCGTTGTTGTTATTGACGGGGCGGAATGTTCCTTCTGCGCCGGCATTGCAAGTGCCCAATGACGCCACAGCCACAGGCACGATATTGAGACCAAGATCGGACCAAATGCCAATCGTTGTCGGGGTCGTGCCGACCTGTATCTTGACGAGGCCGCCGGTGTTCTGCGCCTGGATACGGACCTCAGCCGACCCGCCATTGGAGTTGACGCATAGTGCGCCATCGGTCGCGCCGGACGGGTCGCAGTACCCGAACCATTGCCTGCCCCAAGTACCGTCGCCTGTCCGCGCCAGGTCCAACCTTCCGGCCACCCCCGTGGTGCCGATTACGGCTTGATTGCCGTAGCCGACGCCGACCGTCAGCCCGGTGACGCTATTGGCTTGGATCTGAGAAGTCCCCGTTGGATCGGCAGCATTCAGGCCGGCAACGCTGCTGCCCCCGATTACCGTCGTGAAAAACCTATTAGCCTCGCTGGCCCCGGCCCATCCAACAGAACCCCTCACTAGCCCGTCCGCGCCACGCGCAAATTGAATTAAGCCGGATTGTCCCGAAGACCCGAGGACAAGCTGCCCCCCACTATAGGGCGCTGTGAGCGTAGAGGGGCCATTCGTTCGCAGCACAGCCTTGGTCCCGGTCGCGCTATCGGTGAGAGTCCCGCCCTCGGCGAACGAATTTGCCCAATACAAACTTCCCCATGCACCATCCAGCGTCACGTTCCCAGAGAATGTATTGCCAGAGAATGACGCGGCGGCGATGGTGCTTGCGCCCGGACCCGTGATAGTCCCGCCGCAACCCACTTCATTGCCGACAAAATCAAACCGGCGAATTTGCGGCGGCGCCACAGTGATGTTGGTACACGCTATTATATTCCCCGTGATCGTCCATTGCTTGAGGGCCGTAGTGGCGTCCAGGGAAAAAAGTGGCTGCGCGCTATTCAGTGTGTTTGCTGAAAGTTGCACACGCTGAACCACCGGCCACGTCGAGTCTGAGTGTATATAGGCGGTATGAACCCCTTCCACATGATTATTATAGAAATTATACTCGACAATGTCGGCTATCGACGCCGGCAGCTGACTCTCAAACGAGAGCCAATAATTAGCCGCTCCATTGAAATGATTGTTGTTAAAATGTAGGGTGTTGGGACCGCCAGCAGCATTCGTCGCGTTGCCGCCCGTAATTTTGACGTAAGCGTTTGCTGTGGGGTTGGGGCCACTGTTGCAACCGAAACGGCTGTTGTCGATATATGCTTCCGGCCAGCCATCAAAAACGAGGTAATTCCCCGTGATGTTGCAGGTAAACAGCTTCGAGGCGTGGACGGAAATCCCGGCGCTGGCGGTTGAGTAGAAGTAAAATCCGTTGTCGAAATTCGAGCAGCGCACACGGTCGAGAACGACGTTATAAGAAAGCTCCATACGAAGGCACGTCGAACCGGAAAGTGGCGAAGTGTTAGCGCCAAGAATGTTGAGGTCACGAATAGGCGGCGCTTGCAGGACAGGAGTGTATTTAACGCAAGTCACGACGGCCTGCGCGCAGACTATCGAGGCGCCCTGGGAAGTCGAGGAGATGCCCGGCGTGAGAGAGCCGCTCCCCTGCAAGAAAACAGGCGTGGTGAACACCAGCCCCGTTGCGGAATAGCAGGGATGCCCGGTGGGGAAAACGAGTGTGGCGGTTGGATACGCCGTCGCCAGCGCCTGAATAGCCGCGGTGTCGTCGGCGCCGGTCGTGCCGTTCCAGTTACATGCGGCGGCGGCGAGCTCCGGCGGCGGGGCTGTGACGCTTACCTCGCTGCGTAGTGCTATTGCCCCCATCCCCATGTTGACCTGGGCGGTCGGCAGCGTCGCATTCGAGGCCGCCGGGTTCATCCCACCGCCGCTATGGCTCTGCGCCCACGCGGGGGCGGCCGCGGCCAGCAGCAGGCCCGTGAGCAGGAATGCCTTCATCTAGCGGCTTTCTCCGATTCCTTCAATTCTTGGATCGCCTTAACCAACACCGGCACAATACCCGCCCAATCAACGCTGTTCGGGCGCCCCTCGGCGTCGTGTCCAACCAGTTCCGGCAGAACATCGGCTACTTGTTCGGCAGTAAACCCATACAACTCGCGAGCGCCGTCATCGCCGTAGCCCTTATTGTAGCGATACGAGACGGGTTGAAGTGCCATGATTTGTGCGAGCCCGGGCCGCAACGGCGATATGTCGTGCTTGAAGCGAGCGCTCGATGTCCCAAGGCAAATACCGACAGCGCCAGATCCTTTATAAAGCAGTCCCGTACTGGTATCGGCGCAAACGGTATTGTCGGTATGGGTCGCGTCACTCGGGAGTGACGGCAGATTGATGCCTCCCGTTACGAGACGGATGCGTTCCGTTCCGTCATAGACAAGGCTAACGTCGCGGGCGACGCCGCTGCCGTTATGCGCAGTGCCGAATGTCGATACGTTGGCGGCCCACGACCCGAGATACGCCCACTCGCTGTTTGAGGCATCGGTGAAAAGGTTGTAGATGCGCGCCGTGCCTGCGGTGGTCCCAATATTCAATTTCGCTATTGGTTTGTTTGGTCCGGCTATGCTGACCCCGTTCACATCAGCCAACACCATGTCTTGATTTGCAGTATCTCCGCCAGTCCTTACGCCGAGTGCTACGAAATTAGTGGTGCCATTGTTATCTGCCCTAGCATAAACAGTTCTTTCTGAAAGCCCGGTATCTCTGAGGCTAATTCTCGGGGCCGCCGCCGATAAGTGGATAATAGTTGTCGGCGTAACACCCAATCCCAATAACCCGCCAGATGTTATCTGCCCCGATCCGGGGAGTGTCGTCGTGCCAGACAGCGTGCCGCCCGAGAGGGTTAGGCCGGCGACCGTCGTGACGGTGCTGCCGTAGGTGATCGCGGTCGAGCCGAGGGTAAAAAGGGCGCCGCCCGGCACGAGGGCGTTGGGCGGGTTGTAGACCTGCGCCGCCGCTGCCACCGGCAGCAACGCCAGGAGAAGTCCGAGAGCGTGGCGCTTCATTTGTACCAACATGCCGTGGTGGTGCCGCTGGCCGAGCCGATGATCGTGACCGCAGGCGGAATCGGGAACTTGTCACGCCACAGGCAGCCGCCGGGTTGCAAGGTCAGCGTGCCGGCCGAGCCGATGGCGGCGGTTCCCCCGGTCAGGTTGACCCCGAGCGTGTTCGAGGCGTGCGCGTTGCAGATCATGAAGTAGTTCTGCGGCGCAGACGGGCCTGTGGTGGTCGCGGTCGGGAAGACCACGGGGGCCGAGCCGGTCGTAACCGTCTGGTCGCAGCGCGACAGCGCCGCGCTCGCCTGAGCGAAGGCCGAGGTCGCCAGCGCGATCGACAGCGCGGCAACCGCCGCGGCGAGCACGAGCGGCCGCGTCCACCGCCACTCGATCAGCTTGCCGCCCAGCGGGTCGCCCATCACCCAATCGTCCTGCGCGCCGTCGAACATCACTTTTTCCTCGCGGCCTTGCGCCCCTTCGCGGTGGTCTTGTTGCCGCGCATGAGGCCGATCTTGTTGAGCGTGCCGTACACCGCCGACTTGTTGCCGGGGTACTCGCGCTTCAGCTTGCTCTCGACATCGGCCACCGCCGTTTTCTTGCCGCCCGGCGTGCGCTTTGGCATACGCTTTCTCCCGATGGTGCCGGCGAAGTTGCCCGACGTGTTCATGTCAACCCGAATGCCACAAAGCCAAGGAACCCGATGACGAGCGCGACCCTTGCCGCCAGCCGCAGCAACCGCCTGACCTGGGCGGTCCTAGCCTGCCTTGTCGCCGCCGCCATCCCCGTCGCCGGAGGGTCCGGCACCTTCATGCCCGCGATGGCCTTGGGTTGCTGGTTTCTCGTGCTGTCCGCCCTGGACCGGCCCCAGATAGACCGCGTATGGACCGGCTTCATATGGGTTTCCGTAGGGGCGGCCATTTGCGCCTATGTACAGCTGCCCCGGCTCGAATACCCATTTCGGCCACCCGGGCCGTTCGCCAGCCCCGACTACCTCGGCGCATTCGCCGCCGTCATGGCCTTTGTCTGCCTGCGCTTCGGCTATCGCTATCTGGCTGTGGGCAACCTCGTCACCGTAGCCGTAACCCAGAGCCGCGGCGCGCTGCTGGCGGTCGGCGCGGGCGGCGCGGTCTGGCTGTGGCAGCGTTCCCGTATCGCCGCCTGCGTGGGGATCATCGCCGCAATAGCTGCCGCAATCCTGCTGTGGCGGCCAGAGGCGCGGATCGGCATCTGGACCCTTGGCCTCAAGATCGCCGCCCAGCACCCGCTGACGGGATGGGGGATTCGCGGGGTCGAGGTCTGGCCGCTCAACCATTTCTATTCCGTCCCGCTTGACTGGCTGATCGCCACCGGCATCATCGGCGCCGCGGCGGGCATGTGGCTCGCCGTCACCGTATGGCGACTAGCCGGCCGCGACGACAGGGCGATCCTCGCCGCCTGGGTCGTGGCCGGCCTCTTTCTCTCGGCGTCCTGGCCCATGTGGGCGGTCCTGTTCGCCGTCCTGGCCGGCTTAGTAAGCCGGGATATACCGGACGACGCCGGTGTTATCGACGACCACGAACCACTTCTGAATCGTGGTGTGCGATCCCTGCGGCCCGAGTGAGGTCATCGTGGTGGCGACGTTCGAGTTCGCCGTCCATGTCTGTGTCGCGAAGAACTGCAACTCGCCCGTGTTGGCCGAGGCCGAGACGAGGTTGCCGAGATAATCGTTGACCCGGCCAAGGATGCCGGGCGCGGTCGGCTCGACCGGGCCGGACGACCCGCCACCCGTTGGGATAGCGGCAGAGATTTGCATCGCGGCGGTGCCGAGCAGGATGCCGCAGGCGAGTGCGGCGATGGTCTTGCGCATGATCCCCTCCGAAACTGTCAAGCCCTATTAGCACGGCTTGCGAAATTGCGCCACGCTAGGTATAGTGACGGTCTTGGTCGGGGGACCGAGGACTCTCAAGGTGTGGTGGCAAAAACTCGGCGGGCTTCGGCCCGTCGTTTCTTTTAGTGGATCGCCCAGCAGAGGTCGGTCGGCACGAAGGTCGCGGTCACGAAAGTCAGAGCCGCCACGGCCTTGTCGGCGCAGACCGGGTTGGTGCCACCGCCGCCGGCCGTGAACGTCAGCCCGTCCACCACGAAAATCCGCACGTCGCGCGCCTGCCATGGAGCCTCAAGATTGGTCACGGCGACCGCGCCCGTGATGCGGATCAGCGGATAGAACCCGAAGTCGACGACCGCAGCCGAGGCGAGGGTCTGGGCCTCGCTATCCAGGGGCCAGTTGTTGCTTATCTGAAGCTCGTTCGAGTTGGTCGGGTGGAACCCGCCGATCGGCGACACGCTGGAGCCGAAAAACTGGTTGCCGGTGATGATGACGTTGTTCACCCCGACATTGCCGAAATAGACGTTGCTGGTGGTGGCGCTGACGAAGCCCACCCCATCGCAGGCATCGGCCAGCGTGTTGTTCCTCACCGCAACCGTCGATTCGTCGATGTAGATATTCGCCGCGGCCACCCGCTGGCCGGCGTAGCACAGGGTCGAGCTGTCGATCGTGACATCGTTCGTGCCGGTGCCTCCGACAAAGATGTTCTGGTCCGATGCCGTGTTGCCCGCCAGCCCGATGATGTGGACGCCGGAGACGATGGAGCCGCCGCCGCCGGTGTTCTGGATCGTCGCGTTCCGCGCCTGATTGGCCCAGCCGGCGGTTCCCGCCCAGTCGCCGTTGCGGGCGATGTAGGAGTTGTTGATCTTGATGATCTGCACGAGGCTCCCGGCATTCGTGTCGATCAGGAGGCCGTCGCTGTTGGTCGTGTCGCCGAGCACGGTCTGATCGAAAAAGGCAAAGGCCACGGCCTTACCGGCGATCGGCTTGATGATCGTCCCGAAATTCGTGCGCTGGACATCGTTCTTCGAGATGTAGGGGCCGCCCGAGTTCTGGAACAGGAATCCCGCCGTGTAGGTCTGGGTTGCCGCCGGCCCCCATGTCGTCATCAGGTTGTTGGTGTAGACCGAGCCGATGGCCTGGACCGAGGCCGTGCCATCAGTGATGACGTAGCACCCCGTCGAATCGGTCGGGTTCACGTTGTCGGTAAAGGTGTTGCCGTTGACGACGTTGTGCGACCCGCCGTTGATGATGTAGTTGCAGAAGCCGTTGATAAGGCTGTTTTCGAGCCTGATATCGTTGGCATTGAAGCCGAAGGCGTAGCCGCCGGTATTGCCGCCGGTGCCGTTCAGAACCACCCCCCGGATAATCACCCCGCCCGCATTGACCGAGATCAGGTTGGCGTTCTTGGCGCAGGCGATGATACCGCCGCTGCCGACCGGCGGAACGACGCCGAGGTTCGCCCCGGCCAGCGTCATGGCCGAAGTGATCGTCGCTGCCGTGATGCAGTAATAGTGCCCCGAGACCAGCTGCACCGTCTTGTAGGCGGCGGCGTCGATGGCGGCCTGGAAGCAAACCGTGTCGTCCGTCACGCCGTCGCCGACGCAGCCGAATTGCCGAGGGTCGATGACGCCATTGGCAAACTGCGCGATCCAGCAGCGGCTGTCGGATGACTTGACCTGCGAACCGTCGTCGCCCGCCCCGGCGTTGAGGGTGCACGGGCTGCTCGATGCGACGTACATCAGGGGCGCGACGTCGCCTTGCGCCAGGAAGCCGTTGCGCAGGAGCGCCTTGATCCCGACCGTGGACTTCGCCTTCAGGGCCGCGTTGGTCGGCACGATCAGGGTCGGCGGCGCGCCGCTGTCGGCAATGCGGTGGCCGGCGGTGTCGCTGAAGGTGGCGACGTTGCCGATGGCGCTGGCACCCGGCCCGAGCACGTCGCCGGTGCTGGCGTTGGCGCAATCGCGGATCGAGGCGAAGTTCTGGTTGACCTGGCCCGCGTCCATCGGGGTGCCGTTGCGGAAGACGAACGGGATCACCGGGCAGGTAGCGTGCGCTGCCCCGGCGAGGGTCAAAAGTGCGAGGAAACATGCCGCAGCAAGGGCCGGGCGCATGGGTTTGATGGCGATGTCAGCCTCCCACTTCTTCTGTCAGGGCATCCCTGATCTCCGGGTATCGCTCGACCGTCGCCGCCACGATCAGCGACAGCAACTTGCTGGCATCTGCGTAGGCATTCTCGGTCTTGTCGACGTAGATCGAGAACCCGAATCGCGGGCCGATCCTTAACGTAGCCCTCACAAAGCCATCGCCGTGAGGGTCGCTCATATCGGACTCCGTTCTTAGGGAGACCGCGATCCGGCTCGCATCAACAGCCATTTCATCCTCTCTTTAGTATCGTACAAACCATGTCACGCTTGCCTCTCTGTACCGCCAGGATGAGCCGCTGTCGGCGTTGAGCAGGTAGGAGCCGCCGCGCACCGTCTCGCCCGCCGCGCCCTGCACCGTCAGCGCCGTAAGCTGCTCCGTCGTCGAAAGCTCGAATATCTGCCCGTCCACCGGGGCAGCCGGCAGCGTTACCGTCAGGGTCGCCAGCGTCCCGGCCGGCTCAAGCTGCAATGCCGAGGCCGTCGCCACCACTGTCGCCCCCGTGACCGGCTGCGCAAACTGGACCGACCCCGGCAGGAAAGCGCCAAGCTGGACGTAATAGGCCGTTTCCGAGCCGGAGGGTCCGCGGGCGACGGCGATCCTGTCGGTCGGCAAAGACGGCGCCGGCAACTCCGTCGTCAGCGGGTCTTCCCATAGGAAGTATGCAAAGGTCTCGCCAGCCATCGGCTCAATCCGGGCGCAGGTTTACGGCGGTATTGTTTCGCAGAATGGTGATCCCGTCATTCGCCAACAGGAAGGCCCCACCCCCCAGCGCCACCGGGAACTGCTGGACCTCCAGCAAGTAGCCCTGCACCTGATAGCGCAGATAGAGGTTGCCGAGAACGATGCCGGAGGACGAGAGGCCCCGGATATTGACGGTGCCCTGCTTGAACACCAGCGGCGTCGTCCACGGTATCTGCCGCTGCCGGATCGTGCCCTGGTCGGGGCCGAGCCAAGTGCCGCCCCAGATATCGTTGCCCCATGTGCCGTCGCCCCAATAGGCTTGCGGGATCACATAGCCGGCGACCGCCACCCCGTCCAGGTTCTGGCCGACCTCGTTCAGGAAGTCGATCTGCACCTGCTCGCCCGGCGGCAAGGCCACCATGATCGAGCTTTCGATGATGCAGTTCTCGCTCATCTGCCCGGTGTCGGGCATCAGCGACGGCTCCCATTCCCAGGTCAGCTGGTCGCCGAACTCGACATACGTAGAATCACCTACCGGCGTGTCGTCCAGACGGAACAGCGTGGTGGTTTGCCCGGTCGCGGTCGGGATGGCGACGAACGAACTCGTCCACGTGCGGATCATGCTGACAGCGCAGCTGTGCGGCCCGGTCCACCCTCCGCGAATCATGTCGTACCAGTAGCAGGCGGTGGTCCCGTCCGTCTTCGGCACGCCGACGATATAGGTCCGGCCGTTGGCGGCGGCGGCCATGCGCGAGGCCGGCGCGGTGCCGGCAAGCGGCGGGTTCGTCACGTCGAGGAACGGGCCGACGATGCCGCTGCCATCCTGGCCGATAGGGTCCGATATCTCGCCCGACAGGCTCATCAGCCGCAGCCCTTGCGGCGAGACGAACAGGAGGCCCTTGGTGGTCGAGGCCAACGTCAAGGGCGCGTGCGTGCCGGTGGCGCAGGAGAGATCGGTTAGCGTCAGGTTGGCGGTCGTCGGGTCGCCGGTGATCTGGAGGATATCGACATCGGACTGGAAAGCCGCGAGGCCGCGCACGACAAAGCCAAGCGTCGTCGAATAGCCCTTCAACTCCCCGATTGCCGTCACGGCGAGGCCGTTGTCCGGCACCAGGAATTGCGTCGCGTTGGTGATCTGGCAGGGCAGCAGCGCGTCGGAGAAGCCGATGCCGTCCTCGCCCAGCGCGTAATAGGCCCGGCCGTTGAAGGCGCCGACACCGAGCGGGGCCGAGGGCAGGTTGATGGGCGCGGTATCGCCTGAGCCCCATAGCGGCGCCGCCTTGGTGCCGCCGGAGACGGTCAGGGTCGCGCCAAGAGCGGGGGTCGTCACGGGCTGGTCGAGCAGGATTTGCGTGCCGGTCAGAGTGATGCCCGTGGTGCCGGAGGCGGTCGCCGGGTTGGAGATGATGATGAACTTGGTGGTCAGCGTGCCGGTGGTGCCGGTCACGACCGAGCCTGTCGGGATGCCGGCCCCGGTCACGGTCATGCCGATGGAGATGCCGCTGGGGTAGATCGGCACGGCGATTTCGTTCGAGCCCACGACCGTCGTGCCGCTGGTCACGATCTGCGTCGCGCCGACCGAGACGATCTTGGTATTTGCGGGCGCGCCGCCACCCGTGACGAGCATGCCTGGCTGCAACCCGGTGATATCCGGGTTCCCGGTGACGGCGTACTGGTTGAACATCGTGAAGGTCACGCCGTCCGCCGTCGCCGTCGTGTCCTTCGACAGCTTGACCTGGTTGCCCAAGGCCGACATGGCGTTCCCGGCGGTCGTGGCCGTCGCGTCGATCGTCAAGGTCAGCGCAAACCCGGCACGATTGATCGTGGCAACCTGGGTGCCGGCCGCGATCCCCGACCCCTGCACCGCCTGGCCGACGTAAATCCCGGTCGTGTCCGGCGTGCCGTTGATCGCCACGTTGACGACGTTCGGCGAGGCGGCGGTGATATCGCCTGCGAACACCACCGAGACCGGCGTGACTTCCTCGATCGTGCTACCGGCCTGGACGCCGGCGCCCGTCACGGTGAAGCCGACATCGGCCGCGCCGGGCAAGGTGCCGGGCGGCAGGCCGACGATATAGGGGGCCATCGCAGGGGCGCTGTCGGTGTCGCCGACAAAGACCCGCTGCTCGTCCATGTTCCCGGTGATCGTGGTCGAGAAGCTGGAGATGTCGAACCAGCCGAATTTGCGGGCCGGGTCGGTAAAGCCGGGATGCGTCACGACCACCCGACTACCGACGTGCCGCAATATCGGCGGCTCCCACTCCCCGGTCAGCGCGGGCGAGGCTGGCAGCGAGGCGGCGGTTACGCCCGTTACCGCAACGTTGGCGTTGGCCGCGAGATCGAAGCAGAAAGGCTCGTCCTTGCCCGGGTAGGTCGCGGTCGAGACCATGCCGTAGGCGAGGTTGCCGACGACCTCCATGCCGGTGATCTGGGTCGGCGTGTCGAAGTAGGTCGCCAAGTCCTCGATGCGCACCGCCGCGGGGCGGCAGATCATCTGCCCGGTGTTGCGCGGGTTCGAGATCAGATTGGTCAGCACCCGCATCGCGCCGCGCGGAACATTCGATCCGTCCGTCGCGTCGCTCAATCCTCTCGCTGTGAAAGTGAGCGGTATCGGGTTGCGCAGCGAGCTGGGCATCAGCCCGTCTCGCGTTCGAGATAGGCGATAACTGCCTCGACGCCAGCCAATTGCCCTCTAAGGGCTTGGGCTCTTTGTCTCAAATCCTCTAGCGAGTGGCCCTGCTTAATAATGTTGGCGTAATTTGATATCACCTTAACATTGCCGGGGACGTAGCCAAGAGAGGGAATTACCCGGTCAAGAGAGGGCGATGTTTTCCTTACAGTTTTGCCCCCAAGTTCCATAGGAACGCCAAGCACCGGGCATAGCTCCGGGATAACAACGTCATCTGCCGTGATGGAAAAAGGAACGCCTAATTTGGCGGCCCGGCTTTTGGCCCGCCAAAGCATATGGAGCGCTGGCCTGTTCTTGTAAGATTCGGCCAACTTGGCCCGATTGTAGTCCGGGTGTTTGGCAAACCATTCCTTTTGATAGCCAGCAACCAACTCCGGTTTGGCCGCCCTTCGTTTGGCTGCGTTTGCCCGGGTCTGCTTTTTCTTTTTTTCGCGCCATGCCGGGTCGGTGGCGCGCTTCATGGTCTCCCACTCGCGATTGGCTTCCCGGTGCCTGTCCGGGTTGGCAAGCCGCCATTCTCTAGCTTTCCGACGATTTACCTCGGGGTCTTTACTGCTAGGCACAATCATGCTCCTACCCGAAAACAGGAGCGCTAAGTATACTACCCAGGCTAATTGTTAACAATACCAGCCAGCCTGCCCATTTTGTGTTTCTAGCCCGGCCGTAGGGGGTGCCTCCTCCGAAGTTGCGAGGGTCGAGCTGGACCTGCTGCGCGCGATTCGTCTTGTCGTCAGCTTTCTCGCTGTACTTGCGCATCTTCTGGTCGGCGATAGCGTGCAGCGAGACCGAGCGCGCGTCGTCTGAAATCTCGCACAGCCGACCCGCCAGTTCCGAGATCAGATAGCCCTCGTCGGGGAACCACGGCACCTGCGCCATGCTGACGATGGGCGGCATCTGGCGCTGGTAGCGGCACGTCGCTGGGTAGGCGTCGAGCGGCGGCAGATAGACATAGGCGACTGGCGCGATGCCGAAGAACAGGCTGGCGCTGTTGATGGCGCCGGTTGTCGTCTGCGAGATATCAACCTGATTCGTGGTCGTGTTGATGGCGAGGATCGTCGAGCCGGGCTCGATGCCCTGACCGGCGACGGACTGGCCCACCACGAGGCCGGTGATCGAGACGAGGTTGTAGAGGCTGGCGTCGGTGCCGTTCACGTCTCCCGTGGTCGAGAGCACGATGCGGTCGGTCAGGGGCGCGCCCATGTCGGTCGCCCACAAATTCGGCAGCGACCGTCCTTGGGCGAATTGCGGGAACTGGTCAAATTCTGCGAGGTCAACCGGGGTCAGCTCTATCACCTGGTATCCCGTCGCCAAATTCGGGGCCGGGTATTTATACCAGACCGACTTGCTGGCACCCGTTGCCCCGGACGACCCGGACGTGCGTAGGTAGTCCAGCGGCAATTTGATCGGGCCACAACCAAACAGCGAGACCAGAGACGGGTTGAAGCTGAAATTAAAGACGCCGCGGGCCAGCGCGTAGTCGTAGTGCTGGCAGATATCCGAGAGAACGGCGTTCAGGTTCCGCAGGCCGAAGGTGGGGCTGTAGCCCGGCACCTTGGCGCGGTAGGTGGCTTCCTCAAGAATCTCGGCGGCTGTGAGCACCGGCCGTCATTCCGCCGCCATGATCCGCGGCGGCCGGTGCTCACGCTCGGGCTTCAGCTCAGGAAACAGGTCCGGCGGCGGCCGGCCTTCAATCAGCGCCCCCAGATACGGGATGCGCAGATAGTCGTTGGCGATCGTCTTCTCCGTTTCCGAGATGCGGTTCGCGATCTGGCCAATGGCCGTCATGTCCTGCGGCGTCATCGGCACTTCTCGCACCCGCTCGCCCCGCTTCTGCACCTGCGCGGCAGCAGCTTTGGCCTGCGCCTCGGCAAGCTCACGCTGGAGGCGTGGCAGCAGTTCCAGGTTCTGCGCCAGCCGGGCCTTGTGGAACGGCAGATCGTACATCGCCTTGCGCCGCTCGGCCGCGCCGCCGATGCGGTCCAGCAATTCGTCGAGGTCGCGGCGGCCGAGCGTGCTATCGACGGCGGCCTCGTAGGCGATGGCCTGGCCTTCGCCGATCTGGATTTGGTACGCGATCTTGAGACCCGGCACCGCAATGGCCGGCACGCTGTAAACTGGGTCGCTCATGCAATCTTCCTGAAATCGACGATATTGACGCCCGACGCCTGCTGCCGGCGCAAGCCGTTGAGCCTGCCACGGCCCTCGAAATCCAGCTCGTGCTGGTGCAGCGTGTAGAGGATCGAGCGAATGGAGAGTGCCCGCCCGTAGGGGACGGTGTAGGTCTGGCCGTGGAAATACCGCACGCCGTCAAGCGTGATCGCGTCGGACGCGATGCCGCCGGTGTCGCCGACAAAGGGCATCTGGATGGTGATCTTCACCATCTTGTCCATGCGCTCGGCCAGAACCTCGGCCTCGATTTCCTCCTGGGTCAAGAGGCCGGCCGCCTTCCGCGCCGCCCGCTTGGCCCGGTCCTTGGCCTTGACCGTAAGCTGCCGGCGGCGTTCCTCCTTGGCCTCGCGCTCGGCCGCATCGAAGGCGGCGCGCAAATCCTTCTCGTCCAGTAGCTCCCGGGCCTCGTCGGGCAGGGAGGCCAGATACATTTCATACGGGGTCTCGGGCTCGCGCGGCTCGTCGTCGAACACTTCCGGCTCGACCTCGGGCTGCTCGTGCTCAACCATCTGCATCGCCGGGGCATCGTCTTCCGGCGCCGGCGCGGCCGGGGTCTCGTCAGTCATAGGCTTCCCTTGCTTTTCGCGAAGTGCGGCCGCGCGTTCGCGGAACTCCTCGCGTTTCCGTTCCTGCCTGGTCACGAGTGAACCCAGCTCGCTCCCGCAGCCGCCGCCGCCGAGACCAGGATCGGCCACCCGGTCGTCGAATCGATGGCGATATAGTCGCCCGGCAGGATCAGCAGCGAGCCGCGGTTCGGCACAAAGAGACGGCCCTCCCGCACCAGCCCGCCGATCCCCTCAAGGACCGCGTGCGGGTGCGCCACGTTCTGGTCGTCCAGAATGCCGTAGCTGATCGTCGCGAGGTCCGCGTCCGACAGGATGCTCGGCGTCTGCGAGAAGGCAACAGCCGTCAACGATGAGGTCGTCGCTGTGCCCAGAGTCTTTGTGGCCACGGGGGCCTCCTAGCTAGGGCGAGCCTGTGAACCAGCCGTTGATCGTCGCGAGTTGCGTCGCGTTGATGATCGGCGTGCCGCTCGACCCCGCGAACGTCGTCGAGGCAGCGTCGAGCGCCGTCTTGATGTTGGCGAGCGTGATCGACCCGGCGGTGCCCGGCACCGGCTCCGCGTCCTGATAGTAGATGGTCTGCGCCAGCGGGGCCGCACCCGGCGACAGGCTCTGCCCGTAGCTCGGGTCGTCGGCGTTGAGGCCGCCGAGACCGGAGGGGCCAGTGCCCGCGCCGACCGCCTCGACCCTCACCAGCACCTTGACCCGAAGCGCAATCGGACTGCTGTAGGCTGCCATTGAACTATTCTCCTAAGTCAGATCAGCCGAATGCGCCGGTCGAGGAAGCGGTGCTTTCCATTGCGGCCATAAACTGCTGGTTGAGGATGACCCACCCCTCAAAATATTTCCACCCAACCACGCGTAATTGGTTGTGAGGGTCGGACTTGTCAGCCTCATACAGCCGGTTCCACTGGATATTCTCCAGCTTCAGGGTCGCGAATGCTTCCTTGCCGAAGACATAGGTGCGGAACACAGTCACGCCAGTCGCGGGCGCGGCGGGCGGAATCTGGTAGAGGCCGACGCCGGTGATCGTGACCGTCGTGCCCGGCGCGATCTGGATCGCCTGCCCCGAGTAGGGGCCGGAAGACGGGCCGGAAGTCGTCAGGCCCAAGTTCATCGGAGCCGAGCCGGAGCCCGTCCCGATGTAGACGGCATAGGTGAAGCCGGCGGTCGAGGGCACGGTCACGTCGATGCCGCCGGTCGTGACCGAGATATCGTTCGAGACCTGGTAGATGCGGCTCTCGTAGAAATTCTGGTTGTCCCACCCCGTGACCTGGACCGTGTAGGTCGCGGTCGTCAGGGAGCCCGTCGAGTTCGCGCCCTGCACCGCCGCGACGCCGACCCAGTTCGGCATCATGTTGCTTTCGCAGAACACCATGCCGCCCCAGTAGCCGTGCTCGTTCACGTAGAGCTTGTTGGGGTCGGAATAGCTGTAGGTCTGCACCACCAGCGGCGAGTTGCGGAAATCCTGCATGGTCAGCGGATCGCCGATCGCGACGAGATGCGCGGCGCGGCCGATCGGCATGTCGGCCTGGCGCTTGTTGTAGTCCATATCGCGGTTGATGGTCTCGCCGTCCGGCCCGTTCCACATCGGAGCGCCGATGCGCTTCAGGTTGGTGTAGGTCCGGGTGACGGTCGTGGGATCGAGGTTGTCGCCGGCCACCAGGGAAGCGCGAGCGCCGCGCGAGTTCACGTAGTTGACCTGGGTGGCGGCATTCAGCGCGTTCAAGCCGTTGCGCTCCTTGGTCTGCATGATCTGCTGGCCGAGAAGATCGCTGCCCTTGGCGAGCAGGTCTTCCGGCACGGTAATCATCGCGACATCGGTGAAGACGAGGCGCCCGGCCCATTGCAGCGCGATACCCGTGACCTGCTGGAAGGTCATCTGCTGCGGCGTCGGCGGCACGCCTTCGGAGACCGGGCCGGTCGGCAGCGAGAGGTACGGCCAGCGATTGGCGGTCCACGTGACGCCGTGGCCGTGGTCCATCGTCCGCTTGTCGGCGAACTGCGTCAGGACGATGAAACGCTGCGCGTTCTTGAGCGACTTGCTCGCGAAGGTCCGCGAGATTGCGCCAGCGTACTGGCTTGAGGTATTCACGGTTACGGCCACATTACCCCTCCGTCAAAGGGCAGCGGCCGTCCGGCGCTGCCTCAGAAATACCCTTTGCGCATGCCTTCGATGGCGAGGGCTTCGTCGTAGGCGGGATCGCCCGGCTTCCCCCGCGCCCCCGCTGCCCCGTCTCCCCGCGCTCCGGTCGGTCTGGTCTGCTGGCTTGCCACGCGGCTTTGCGCGGCGCGGCGTTGCGCCGGCGCGGCACGAGCCGCCCGGTCAACCGCATCGCGCCCGACGAGCCGGTGAAGAATGTCTTCGCGGGTGACGCGGAGATTGCCGCGGTTCCGCTCCTGAACAAGCTCGCGCTCAACCGCATCCTTGTATTGCCCGTGGACGCGGGAGCTTCTGGCCTGTTGATCGAAGTCTCGTTTGTCAATCCGGTCCTCGGTTTGCAGCTGCTGCATCAGCAGCGTCTGCTGTAATTCCTGGCGCCCCTTGTTGTAGTAGTAGGCGCTGACTTCTTGCGGCGACAACATCGAGAGGCGTTCCGCCTCCTGCTGCTGCTGCCTCTCCAACTCCGCGGGGCTCGGGCCTTGCGGTTGCCGGTACGCCCCGAACTGCTCCGTCGCCTGCCGGTAACCCCTGGCTTCCGCCGCTTCCCGTTCCGCCCGCTCGGCGCGGTCGCGCCACCGCTGCGCTTCGGATTTGCGGCCTTGCCTGGGCCGTGGTTCCGGCTCTACTTCGCCTTCATCCCCGGCGCTTTCCCCCGCCTCACCGGCTTCACCACCGGGGCCTTCCCCATCTTCGCCGGTATCTTCCCCTTCGCCGGGTGAACCGATTTCGACATCATCTTCGATTTCAAGATCGGGCTCCTCCCCGCCAGGCGGCGGGTTCGGTATATCGGACATTGCTGCTCCCCAGCGGGTTACGGCCCGCAACTCGGAACGCACCTTGTCGCCGTGCGCGCGTGCGGGTTACGGCCCGCAACTCGGTGCATCAGGGTAAGACACAACCCCTAGTGTGCGTCAAGCTACATCTTGCGCCAGCGCCTCTGCTCACGCTGCGCGGTGGCGATTAATCCGCGCACGCGATCGCTGCCGCATCCAACGACATCGCCGATCTCTCGGTGTGATTTGCCCTGGAGATGCAGCGTCAGCGCCATCGCGCGCCGCACCCGCGGATTGGAGAACATCGCGGCGACGGCTCTGCGCTCGGCATAAATCTCGGCTCGTTCCGCCTTGGTTTTTTGCGCCGCTTCCCAGCGGCGGCGATATTCATCCTGCTGACGCTTGGCGGCCTCGGCCGCACGAAACTCCCTCAGTCGCTCATTGTTCTTGCGGGCAATGAGAAAGGGATCACGCGCCATCCTCGCTGCGGCCTGGGCACGCTGGATGTTGTAATCGTCCACCAGCTTTTGCATCGCCGGCCCCCAATCCTCGTCGGTCAGAGGCTCCTCGATCACATTTTCCTCGGCATGGCGATGATGCCGGCTCGCGGCATCTGATCCCTGTGGATTTGCCCCGGCGGCGCCTTGACGGGTCGCCCGCCCATCGGCATCGCCCCCGGCGGCGTCGGGCGCTGACCGCCCGGAGGTCCGCCCCCCGGCCCGCCCCCCGCGCCCTGCATTTGCTGGCGCATCTGCTGCATCATCATCGCCTGCTGCTTGGCCGCGGCCTGCGCCATGTGCTGCGCCCGGTGCGCCCCGATCAAGCCGGTCGGGTCGCCCGTCTCCATGATCGAGCGCGAGTGCGCCTGGATATGGCGGTTGTCGTCGTCGAGCGGGTGGACGTGCGCCTCCAGCCCCGACAGCATCCATTCGTCTTCCATCTCCGGCGGGTTGGTCAGCTGCTCTCGCTGGTCGATGATGGTGCGCTGCGCGACCTCGGGGCCAAAGGCGGTCGAGACCATGCGCTCGATGATCGTGGTCGGGTCGAACTTCTTGCCAGCGGCCGCCAGCACCTGCTGCAAACTCGGGTTCATCATCACGTTGAGCATCTGCGCGCCCTGCTGCGCGAACATCGCGTTCTGCCGAACCTGCTCACCGCCGCGCCAGACAAAGCTGATGCCCTTGCGGTTTTGCAACGGCGGCACCGCCTCCATCTTGGCGCGCTGGCCTTCCTCGCCGTAGGCCCGCACCGTGATCTCGCGGTCGCGGAACTGGTAGTCGAGGTCGATCATCCACTCGATCGCCGGGGTCAGGATGCCTTCCTCGACGATCGAGACCGCGTTGGCCGTGGTCAGGAGATCCACCGCCTGCTCCTGCGCCACCATCGCCTGGTTGGGCTTCGTGGTGCGGGTCTGCTGCGGCAGCATCGAGGGGTTGACCCCGAGCGTCTGGAATATCTGCGCCGCCGCCATCCCCACCCTGGTTTGCGCCCGCGGCGTCAGGTCCGGGATGGTCAAGAGGCTGATGGCGTCCGTGGGCGCATTCCAGATAGCGCCCAGATTGTAGACCAGCGGCCCCGTGACTTTCTCGGCGTCGGCCACCACGACCGGCATCGCCGAGAGGGTGGCGGCGTCAGCGCCCTCGTTCACCGCGTCGTTCGCCTCGTACTGCATCGAGGCGACGTAGCGAATGAGGCTCGGCCCCTTGAAGACCCCCGACATCTTCTGCACCGGCCAGGAGTGCATCGGGCAGCGGTCGTTCCAGTAAGGATTGCGCTTGGCGCCGAGCTGGGCGTTCTGCGGCCCGAAGAAGATGCGGCAGAGGCGGCGCTTGCCCTTCTCGGCAAATTGGCCGTTCTCGTTCAGCGGCAGCATGTGCCAGGTCTCCCAGACCCCAGCCTCCTTGCCGCCCTTGCGAATGCCGACCTGGCGCAGCACGTGACCCTCGGTGTCCCGCACCTTGCCGTCCTCGGCCCGGCTCATCTCCTCGCTCAGGATATCGGCTTCGTCCTGCCGGATGTTGCCGGCCCGAGCCATCGCCTTGATCTTGTCCTTGGACCAGCGTCGGAAGATCGTCACCGAGCCGCCGGCCATCAGCGCCTCATCGGTGGAGTCGGCGGTCGCCGGCAAGATCAGCACGTCGGCATCGTGCAAGACCTCGAACACCGGGAAGCCGTCGATCACGTCCTCCTCGGTGATGTCGTCGATCTCCTCGCCCGGCATCTCCATGCCGCTCTCGGGATCGCGGGGGCCGTGTGTTTCACGTGAAACAAGCTGGCGCTCGACCTCGGCCCAATCGACGTAGAGGTTGTACTGCCCCTCGATGTCGCCGTTGCGCAGGAGCGGCATCACCACCTGCGTCTTCATCTTGCCTTGCCGAACATAGTGGTCCGACAACCCCACCAGGGCGTCCCGGCCCTTGCCGTCCGAATCGGTCGCCTCGACGTAGCGGCCGCCTTGCGGGAACAGCTGGTTGGCGAAGCGCGTCACCCGCGCCTCGATGGCGTCGTGGATCAGCGGGAAATAGATGTCGGCGATGCCGTTGTAGTAGCGATGCTGGTTGGGGACGCAGTTGTAGCAGTCCCAGAAGTCGAGGATATCGTCGGCCCTGTCGGCCTGATCCTCGAACCCCTTGTTGATGTCTTTGAACAGTTTGGAGAGGTAAGACCGGATGCCGGATTTGGGGTCCATGCCGCCGGGCGGGCGGCGCGATAGGAGGTCGCGGTCCCGGTCTACGGGCTCGCGTCTCTCCTCTTGCGTGTCTACCGTGTCGTCAGGCGGCGCGTCACTCACGCCGCCTTATTCTCACGAAGGGGCTTGTCAAGCCACCTTTTTCTGATCTTCCGGCACCGGACCCTTCAACTCGTCGATGCGGGTGCGCAGCCAGGTGAGGCGCGGGGAGAGGCCGCGCAGCGCCGGGATCAGCGACACGATATGCTCGATCGCGGCCAGAAGCTCGTCCGACAGCTGCAAGTGCGGGTGAATGTCATCGACACTCTCGCGCGCCGGCGGCGTGACGTGGCCGGCGGCCTCCGACTCAACGAGGCTGAGGGTCTGCATCTCGCCCTCCTCGTCTTCGCTGAGGTTCGGCAGTTGCGGGTTGGCGGCGCGGGAGCGCAGCAGGCGCAGCCGGTCGTAGTCCTCGACCGCCATCGGCTTCTGCTCGGGGCGGTTGGCGTCGAAGGCTTCGCGGCCCGACAGGCCATCGAATTCCGCTTGCTCCGAGTCAGTCAGCGCATCCTTGTCGCGCAGCGCCTGGAGGCGGGCGCGGTCGGCCTGCGTCATCGGCATCCACTCCGGCCCGGCGAACGCCACGCCCGGCCCCTTGGCTGTCGCTGGCATCGGCGCGCCCAGTGCCCGGGGATCGGCCTTGGGATCGGCCGGCAGCACCTTGTCGGCGCCAGCGGCTCCCTGCGCCGGGGTGCGAATGTCTTCCGAGGCGTCGGTCTGGTTGTCCTGCGAACGGGCCATCTCAGTTCCTCATCGGTACGGCGGTCTTATAGACCCGCCCAAAAGGATCAACGCCGGTCGGCTGCTGATTATCCGCGTCTTCTTCTTCGCGCCGCGCATGGCTCAGCGCAAGAAACGATTCGATGCCTTCCACCAGGAGGCGGTAGGGGCCTTCTTCCGCCGCGTCCTGTATCCGGCCTCGCACCAGGGATCGACTATAACCACCGGAGAGGGCTCGGCAGGTCCACGAGGCCAGTCCTGATATCTGGACAAGGGACATTCCGCCGGCTGTACGGCCAAGCAGGTCGCGCATTTGAAGCTGGCCCCGGACTTCCTCCCCGCCCATCCGGCGATCAGCCGGTATAGTCCCGATCGCTTGAACCAGCCCGACATTGGTGTACCTCTCGGCGTGGTGCGGCGGGTAAATCCAGGTCGGCGCGCGGGAGCGCATATAGGGCATAGGCGCCGCCTGCTTCAGCATGTCCGACCAGTGCCGCGTCTCGGGCCGGATGCCGGCGCGCACCGATTCGCCGGCCAAGGTCGCCTCGCGGTGGATGATATCGACGCACTCGCCGGGGTTCCCTTCCATCACCCAGTCCGCCAAGACCAAGAGGCGCCCCTCGGCCAGCTGCACCAGCGCCGCCGTCGTCATCGCGCCCGTTGCGTTGGCGGCGAGGAACAGCGGCTTGGTGTGGTCGTAGTCAAGGTCGTGGACGATGTGCTCGGCGCCGTTGAAGGCGTCATAGACCGGCAGGCCCGGTCGCATCTGGAGCGCGTAGGCAAGCGCGTTCGGCGCGTCGATGCGGCCGCGAGGGAAGTTCAGCAATTGCTCGGTCAGTTCGGGAAGGGGCTGCGCGAACTCGCACTCGCGGCTGTGGAAATAGGGTTGCAGCCCCTTGATGAAATCAAGCTTTGATCGCGGCGCGCGGAGGCCGCGAATCGGGATCGACGTGCCGCGGCGAGCCATCTCGTGGCGCAGCGGCTGCAACAGCCATTGCTCTAGGCCGTCAAGCTCCACGCCGATCCAGACGGGATCGAAGCGTTCGTGGATATCGAAGGCCAGCGCCACGATCTCGTCGGGCAGCAGCATCTGCGCGCCGGCGGCCCAGACGACTAGGCGGTTTGATATCCACGACCAGACAGCCCAGCCCGTCGATGCTGAGTTCCGCCCGGTGGTTCTTGCCGGGTCGATGAAGGCGTAGCAGGCGTGCCATGACTTTTCCCTCGGCGAGACGCGGATCATCTCTCGCTTGAACGGGGTGTCGGCGTCGGACACCGCTTTGCACATATATTCCCGGTCCCACACTCCAAGCTCGCCCAGCGCGGCGTAGTTCTGCCGCTGCCGGTCGATCCAGGTCAGGGGATAGGCCGCCGGCCAGGATGGTTGCCGCTTGCCGGCCTCGTCGATGTACTCCACCGGGTACGTCTTGGTCGGCCAGCCGCTTTCCCTTTGCAGCCGCATCGGCACCGATTCGGCGTCCATCGGCGTCGCCCGGATGCGCACCTTCACATTCGGCGCGCAGGCCGGCAGCAGCTCGGCCAGGAACCAGCGCAGGGTCTTGATGCGCTGCTCCGGGGTCTGCACCGATTCGGGGCTTTCCACGTCATCGACGAACACCAGGTCGGGCCGGTAGTCGAGATACTTGACCCCCCGGATATCCTGGTCCCGCCCCATCGCCTGGATGCAGACGTTGCCGGTGGTGACGAGCTTCGTCTGGGTCCACACCGCGCCCTTCAGATCGCCGAACAGGCGGGTGAGGTATTCGTTGTTGGCGAGTTCGTAGGCGACTGCGGCCAGCCGCTCGGCAGCGCGGGTCTCGGACGAGCCGATCACCAGGATATTGTGGAACTGCCGCAGGCACGCGGCGAGGGTGATGTCTTCTTCGCCCAGCGTCGATTTGGCCGAGCCGCGGAAGGCCATGCGGATCGAGTAGCGGTCGTCGGACCAGAAGTCGGAAATCAGTTCCTTGTGGAAGGGGGCCGGCTCGACCGGCACCCCGCCGTGCTGGTGGCGATGCTCGAATATCGTTTGGTGAGCCTGCCACTTGTCGGAGACCAGGATGCCGATGATGCGGGCGCGGGTCTCCGCGTCAGCCTGCTCGGCGCTCCTGGTATCGCCTTCGGCCATGCGTCAGGGCGTCGGGGCCTGCGGCGTGTTGGCCTGGACCGCCGCGGCCACCTGATCGGCCTGCGCCCCCAGCTGGTTCGCGATGCCCTCGATCGCCGCGGTGTCGTTGCTCGCCAGCGCGTCCTTCAGCTGCTGCGAGAGGGTCGTGCATAGCGTGATGATCGCCTGGTCCTGCTCGGTGACACGGGCGACGGAAGCCTTCAGGTCGTCGATTGCAGCCATGATCGTCTCCAGTTTTGCGTGGACGCGGTAAAGTTCTTGGAGGATAGGCCGGGTGAGCCAGCGGCGCATCAGATTACGCCGCCCTTGCGTGGATCATTGCGGGCCTCGACCAGCTGCGCTGAAAGGCTTGCCACTCCGGCCCCGGTGCCCGGCGCTCTCCGGCCGCATTCTCCGGCCGCCAGCGCATCGCGAACGGCGTAATGCCGACGCGGACCAGTGAGGTCAACCGTTCCTCCGCAGCCTCCCGCGTATCTTTCGGGAACCCGATCAGAACGAAAGACCGCAGCCGGTGAGATGCGGCGGTGAAACCGGCGGCAATCAACCGGCTGGCGGCGCTCTCCAGGCTTTCAAGGGTATCGTTCGTCCCGCCCGGATCGTCATACGCGAAGAAAATATTCGGCCGCGGCTTTAGGCTGGCAAACAGATCGACATGCCAATCCTCCAGCCTTGCCGGCTGGATGCCCCCGCTGAACTCGCATCGTCTCTTTTGGCGTCGCAGCATCTCGAACACAGCTTCGACATGCTCGCGCGGACAGGCCAGCAGGTTGTCGTCGAGGACGTTCCAGCCATCATGGATCGGCAGCAGATTGACGGTCGGCCACTTCTTCCAAACGCTGCAAAACCAGCACCGCTCGGGGCAGCCGCGCGAGGTTATCGTGTACCCCGGCTTGATGTAACGACCGGGGATGAACTCCAGACTGGAATCGCCGTAGGCAACCCCGCCGATCTTGACCGGCGCGACCCATCGCCATTCCTCCGCAAGTCGCTCGGCGCGCGGCTTGTCCCAAGTGAACGTAACAGAGACGTGAACCTCGTCCGCGTAGGCCAGCAAATCCGGCGGGCCGCAATAAACAAGGGCGTCATCGGGTGTGGCTCTGGTCTTGCGCGGGAATACCCGAATGATGCGCATCACCGCTCCATCGCCAGCAGCGCCGAGGAGCGGTAGCCGTCCATCACGGGCCGCGGCGGCAGCCGGCGCAGGTCCGGCTTCAGCGCCAGCTCGTGGGGCTTGAAGGCGTCACGCGCCAGCGGGATAGGCGACAACCGCGGCCACGGCACCATCCAGTATTCGCGACGGTCGCACTCCTGGCATTGAGCGTCTGATCTGTTCACGGAACCTCGCCTCCCCCAGTTCAAGCGTCGCGTCCTCGGTGAAGCCCACGGTCTGCGGCCCGGCCAAGCACCGGATCGCCTCGCCGCGGGTCTTGTGCCAGTGGCCACAGGTCCAGACCGTCGGCGTCATTGCGGCGCCCGCAGCATCGCCTGCCGCACCGCAGCCTGCACGCCCTCGACCGCCAGCTTCTCGCAAGCCGGCGAGATCGCCGCCGCCATCAGCAACCCCTCGGCCGTCATCTGGCCGGACGCCGCGATCGAGAGGGCGCAGCCCGCGACATCGGCCTCCGGTATCCCGGCGCAGGATGCCAGGAGCAGCGGCAGCGCAAATGCGAACCGATGCATCACCCTTCCTTTGGCTGGCTCGGGGAGGTCGTTGTCTCGGCCGTCCCCTCCTTCGCGTTGACCGTGCTGACCGTCGTCGGAGCCGGCACGCTGGCGGCCAGCGCAGCGGATTGCGCCGCCAGCGTCTGATTCTGCGCCGTCGCTGTCTTCGATAACGCCTCGTCTTTCATGGCGCTGCCGCTCGATGAACCGAAATACCAGTTGATCGCCGGCGACAGGCTGGTGCCGATCACGGTTCCCAGCATCATCTTGAATATGTCGCTGTCGGCGTGCCAGACAGCGAGATAAAATCCCATCGCCATGACGCCAGTGACCATGACGATCGCCAGCGCGCCCCGCATATCCACCCTGTCGATAAAGCTGCCCATCGCCTATTCCGCCGCCTGCATGGTAACCGCCTTCGGCTTGCGCCCCGAGTTGGAGCGGGCCGGCACGGACTTGACGAACTTGGCCGCCATCGTCGGCTTGGCGCCGACCTTCTCCAGTGCAGCCAGCAGGCTATCCGACGCCTCGTGCACAACCTGCGCACCGATCAGCTTGGCGCGGGCCATCTCGTCATCGGGGGCGTCGAAGGTAAAGGTGATTTCCAATCGCGAAGCCAAGCGCGTTTCTCCCGTTCATATGCGGTAGCATCATACCCGGTTATTTCCCGAAGGCACAACAGGAAAGGCCCCGCCGGGGGCGAGACCGGCGGGGCCTTTCACAAGAGACTTGCGACACCTGGGGGTTATCGGCTAGTCTCGAAGCTCAACGGTGATGGACGCACCGGAGCATCCATGTCAGATACGACGAACTCCCGCGAAACGCAAGCCCTCTCGATGATCGAGCGGGTGGCGCGCGCAATCAGCGCGGCGTTCCGCGAGGAGGGTGCATTCTGGGATGGGGCATGGGAAACCGACATCGAACAATCGGCATTCCATGACGCAGCCCGCGCGGCTATCGAGGCGATGCGGGAGCCTACCGCAGAGATGGAAGCCCACATGCGGGAGGTTTTCCCGGCTGGCTCTCCCCCGACCCGGCGCTGGCAATGGTTGTGGTCCGAGTTGATCGGGAAGGCGCTCGACGAATGAGCTACGCCGCCCGCAGGTAGCCCTCGGCGCTTAGCAGGTTCCGCTCGGACAGTGCCTGCCGCAGGCTGTCCTCGTCTCCTTTCCAGCACAGCTTCGGGCTGACGAGATAGCGGCCGCGGTCGTTGTGCGGGTTCTCGACAAAGCCGCACTCGATCAAGTCGCGGATCGCCCGGCTGACATGGGCCTGGTTCATCCCCAGCTTGCGGGCCAGGTCCTTCTGGCCGCCGCGCACCCGGTTCTCGTAATCGCACTCTGCCATCATCGCCAGCAGCACGCGCACCGCCTGCATGCCGAGCGAGTGGTCCCCGGTGCGCGCCAGCAGCTCCTCCAGCCCCAGATACGACGCGATCATAAATCTCTCCGCCCGATAGGGATGCTTCCGCCTCTTGGAAAACCCCACGACCCGCAGAACAGGAAGATCAGGCCCCTGGTTCATATTGCCCTCAAAATCTTGCGCGACAAGGCATATCTTATACCACACAGACGCAAATTTCAATGCGCGTAGTGGAGGAGAGAATTGAAGCAGGCCATAGGGTTACGGTATAGTCCCTTCTGTTCTACTCTAACGCATGTGCACGCGCGAGCGGACTGCGCATGCTCCGTCAGAGCGCAGCTTAGCGAAGCGACCGCTTCTCCTCCCTCGCAGCTTCTCAAGATGTTTGCATGGATACGCGGTTGGGCCTTCGACGCTCCGATGCCCAACCACACGACACGCTTGGCCGCAATCGCCGGGTGGTGTATACCGGAAACGGAAAAGCGGTTGCGGTTCGGAGACGATCCTGGAAACGGAAAATCGACAGCGGTTCGGAGAGGTGATCTAGATTTCCCGCGACCCCTCCCTCGGCCTGGTGTTTTCCCGAACGTGGTACTAACTCCAACTACAAAGATCGTCCTCGAAGCAAGACTTGTAGTATGAGCCGAGTACAACTCAAGTCGAAGGCCAGCTTGTCGTACATAACACCTTCAACATCTAGCCACCGATGGGGTAGTTGAATACCTCACGACAATCTCAAGGCATGGCGTAGATCATCTCTACTACGCTGCGGGGCCAAGTCTAGACGCTCTGGCCTTCCGTGCCGCAGCATTCCCTCTCCTGGCAAGCGACGATGCCGCATGCATGGCGGCACCAATCCTGGCGGCTACCGAGGTCAGCCAGTGGGCCCGATGAATGCGTCTCGAGCTGCGAAGCAAGCGCTGTTCAAGCGGCTGGGCTTACCGTGGTATGGTGGGCGGCTGCCGAAGGCTGCGAGGGTAATGGAGAAGATGGAGAAGTCTCTGGTAGTGGCTGAGGCGATGCTGGAGCGGGACGAGGTCGTTGACGGCGAGGGGTTGGTGCTGCTGCAGTCTGATGGTCACTCGCAGCTGCTCGACGAGGGGTCGCGCGATGGGCTGATGTTGCAGCGGGACACGATCCGCATGGCTCGTGGGCAGATGCTCGAGGCGCAGGCCAACGCGGCGCCGCTCGACTATAAGCTGTTGCGACTGGGCAACGACGCGGCGAACGCCCTCAATAGGCTTGCGGTGCGGGTGGCTGAGGGGCAATTCCGCGTGAGGCGCGACGACGTTCTTGCTACGCTGTTGGAAAAGCTGACGAAAAAAGAAAATACACCGTAGCTCACTTTACCGCTTGTAAAGGCTGCGGCTATCTGGCATGCTCTGTCCACCAACAGAGCGAGGCCACCATGTTCGTATCCTTCCACCGCAAGACCGGCAAGATTTCGTGCGCAATGATCGCGCGTGATCTGGCTGAGGCATTCGGTTATCGCCACTTTGGCATTGATTGCGAGGTTGCTTGGTTTCCGCACGCCGAGCTGAGCAGCGGCATCGACAACCTTCGCGTTGCGCAAGACGGCGGCCAGCCGATAATCATAATCGGCTAAATCCAACCGAAACCTGGGGAGAAGACAATGACCACCATCACATACGCGATCACCATCGGCCCAGCATCGAGCAAGCTGTTCCTCAGCAAGCTCGACACCGACATCGACTTCACCGAAAACGAGCTTGAAGCTCTGCGCTTCGATAGCAGCACCGCCGCTGAAGGCGCGTTGTACGCTGTCGAGCAGATGACGATGGAGCCAGCGTTTATCTCGGTGCTGCCGTGATGCCGCGCATCACCAAAGGCATGATCGAGGCCGCGAACCGAGAGCTTGACGGCATTTGCGATCTGGCGAGCGAGGCGCACAGGCTCGACAACAGCGGCCTCACTGTGCTGCGCTACCACGCACACAGCGCCAACAACTACCTCGACGTGTTGCGCAAGGCTGCGAAACCGCTGCCATCGCGCATCGCGGCCAAGGAAACGATGCTGAAGCAATGCGGTTGGCGACTGTAGCCGGCCAAACCTGGGGAGAAGACAATGACCACCATCGCCGAAGCGGTCCTATGCAAAGACTGGCAAACGACGGTTTTTGAGGCACAAAGCCCGATGCTGCGAACCACGATCACGATACCGGCCGGCACTAAACTGCGCCTAGTCGATGATCCGATGGGCGTGGCGTGGGCTGTCGATGACGTGCAGTTGCTGATCGAATTGACGGGCAACAGCCACGATCCGATCTACCGCTACGTCTATGTGCCGAACTCTTTGGTGGGTTCGGCCTGATGCCGAGCATGGCCGAGGGTCGCTGGAAGCAATGCGCCGCTGGGGCCTCCCTGCTCTACCGGGCAGCGGAGGCCAGCGCCACGCAGCAGCCGGAATTGCTGATGCTGGCCGCGATCCGCTTCCGCCAGGCAGGCGCGCTGACGCTGGCTGCGGAGTGCGAGGATGCGGCAGACGACTTCACCGTGGCCGACGAGGATATCCGCCGGCTGATGGACGCGGCCGCAGGCGAGTGCGGCAAATTGGAGAGAGAGGCGTTGTCATGAGCGATCCTGGGAAGCCACGCTGGCAGATTTTCTCGCAATCCTTCGAGGTTTTGGACCGCAAGCAATACGACACCGAGGAGGCCGCGAGAAACGCGGCGGCAGCGGCGAACACGCGCAACCCGCTGGGTAAATGGGGGGCTGTCAAGGTAACCCCACATAGACAGCCAAGCGCATGAGCAAAGCGCAAGGCCTCCTCGCGGCGCTGGTGTTGGGCGGCAGCATTGCCGCCCTCGCCGTGCCTGAGGTCATGTCGGCAGGCGAGCTGACCGGCTACGCCCGCACCATCGACGGCGACACTCTCGAGCTGGCCGGCCGCCGCATCAGGCTATGGGGCATGGACGCCCCCGAGCACGACCAGACCTGCGGCAGCTTCGCGTGCGGTGAGGCCGCGACTGCCGCGATACGAAGGATGACGGCCCATGATGCTGTTACCTGCAACCCGCGAGATCGCGATAGGTACGGCCGCATTGTGGCTCTGTGCCATACTGTGGACGGCGATCTTGGCCGGCGCATGGTGGCTCTGGGGCTGGCTGTAGACTACCGCCACTACAGCCACGGCTTCTACCGCGACGAGGAGGCCGCAGCGCAGCAGGAACGCCTGGGCATGTGGGCGACCAGCTTCACGATGCCGGCAGATTGGAGGAGGGCGCGCCGATGATGGACTACGACCCAGACCCCCGCGTGGCGTACCTTCAGGGCCACTACGGCACCAAAGCCGAGGGCGACGCCTTTGCGGCAGATATCGAAAAGCTCGCGGCGCTGGCCGCTCCCTACGTCGAGATAACACACGACAGCGCGGGTGGCTGGAATCTCTGGATATGGGGATGAGCATCGCACGCTGGTGGCGCCGCCGTCGAGCGGTGAGGCACGCGCAGCGGCTGGACCGTCGCACGATCGAGGCCGCGCTTGACCTGGCGCCGCTGCCGCCGGGCCCCTACCGCGTCGATTTCCCGACGAAGCCCAACGGCATGCCGATCCCGGCCTTCGTGCTGGTCGCCAGCGACGGGCAACAGATACCGCTACCCACCCACTCGGCCTTCGCCGCGGTCGCTACGGAATTCGGCCCCGACCCGGCAATCCGCTACGTCGAGCCCGGGCTGCCGTTTCCTGATTATGTCCCAATGCAGGTTTGGGACAGCGCACACAAGGATTTCTGCTGATGCCGCGCGAGGTCGAGGGACGCTGGCGGCAATGCGCCGCCGGGGCCTCCCTGCTTTACCGGGCGTCGGAGGCAGGTGCCACGCAGCAGCCGGAATTGCTGATGCTGGCCGCGACACGCTTCCGCCAGGCCGGCGCGCTGACGCTGGCCGCGGAGTGCGAGGAGGCGGCAGACGACTTCACGGTAGCCGACGAGGATATCCGCCGGCTGATGGGCGCGGCCGCGAGCGAGTGTGGCAAATTGGAGAGAGAGGCGTTGTTGTGAGAGCTTGCACCTGGCCGTCTATCGACCATTCGCTTTTGAGCCCGTCAGGCCGAATGAGTAAGCGAGCGCGCGCCGCGGCCATGAAGCGAGAGGCGGGAAAGCTGTTTTCTGGCGTAGTTCTTAAGCCGGTGGCCCAGCCTGCCAAATGGGAGGTATTGCGCCGCCAAGCGGCAACGCTCCGAGATTTAGCTGCCCGCGGCATGCGCCCGAGAGCGTATCCAAAGGCAGCTGCAGAACTGGAGGCGCTTGCAGATCGGCTGGAGGCCGAAGATAGGGTGACGACCGGATGAGCAAGGCGCAGGGCATTCTCGCGGCGCTGGTGTTGGGCGGCAGCATTGCCGCCCTCGCCGTGCCTGACCGCCTCTCAGCGGCTGCCCTCCACACGATAGCGGGCGGCTTGCTTGTTGGGATACTGGCCCTCCCTCACCGACCGCGCCGACCTGGCCGCCTCTGGGTGCCGCCTGGGTGGCGACGCTGGCCGCCCTGACCTGGGTTTGGAGGACGCACCTATGACGTGCCCCCTTGAAAAGCAATTTATCATCCTGATGGAGGGCGCCGGGGTAGAATATACGCGCCCGGAGCAAACCCAGTCCGACCCAACGAATCTGGATTTTTACCTGCCGGCGATGGACCTATACGTTGAGGTTAAGCAGTGGCATTCCGATCGTATTGCAGGACAGCTCTCGAAACTGCCCCGCAATGCTGCGGCGCTGGTTCTCATTGGCAGGCAAGCCGTCGAGAAATTCTCCTCGCTCGCGGCCGCGCTCGCGGCGGAACGATGAGCATCGCGCGATGGTGGCGGCGGCGGCGGGCGGTGCGTCGCGCGCAACGGCTTGACCGGCGCACGATCGAGGCCGCGCTGGACCTGGCGCCGCTGCCGCCCGGACCCTATCGCGTCGATTTCCCGACGAAGCCCAACGGCATGCCGATCCCGGCCTTCGTGCTGGTCGCCAGCGACGGGCAACAGATACCGCTTCCCACCCACTCAGCATTTGCCGCGGTAGCTACGGCGATCCGCCTCAACTCGGCCTACGAGGATCAATCGTCTCGGTAGCCTCGGGGCTGCGCGACCTCGGGCTGGTTGAGCATGTAGGCGCCGCGCTCCCACCGTATCGGAAGCTGTAAATCGGCCGGGCCGTAATTCGACTTCTTCGATTCGATCATCAGCCCGCGCGCCTTGTCCTTGTGCATGTAGATGCGGCTGCGCACGCTGTTGTTCCACGACACGCTGCCCGATTCGCCGGTCCCCAGCGCCCGCCCGGCCATGCTGGGATGCTTCGTTATCAGCACCAGCCCCTGGATCGCCACCGCGAGCCGGCGCAGCTGGTTGATGAACTGAACCACCTGCTGCTCGTCATTCTGGTTGCCGGCAAAGGTCTGTGTCGCTGTGTCTACGACGACGTAGCTGATGCCATGGGTTATGCAGAACTCTATCAGCCGGGTGAACAGGTGCGTCGGCTGCATGGTCCAGTAGTGCGGGCTTTTACGGTCCTGGCATAGCCGGGAGAGCACGTTGTCACGCCCCACCCTGGGGTCGATCCACAGCCCCGACTCGGCTGTGTCTTCCATCTCGAGACCCATCGCGCGATTGATGTCGTGCTGCCGCCGCCACAGCTCGTCGCTGTCGTCTTCGCAAGAAAGAAAAAGGCCCCGCCCCGGCTGGCAGGAGAGGCCCAGAAACCCACGGCCCATGACGGCACAGGTTAAAAGCTGCTGCATCAGGAGCGACTTTCCGACGCCCCCATCGCCGTTGACCATGCCGACAGAGCCGCGGATAAAACAACTCTCGACCATCCAATCCCGCCGCGGTGGCAGCTTGCCCGCCCATATAGAGGGGTCGATCGGGCTGAAAATGTCCTGCTCGGTGGCGGCCCGAAGCCGGCCGATGTCCTGTTGCGCTAACGCCATGCCTCCCCCAGGAATGTTCTCGCGATTAAGCCGCCGGAATTTATCCTAAATCAACCCGCCCCTTTGGTCAGCGCCCGGCAAGATAGTCGGCGAGCATCCGTTGTGTCTCGTCGAAAACCACGCCCTCGCGCTCGTCCACCCACTCGGCCGCGGCGATCGCCGACTCCCGCTCGACGGTGCGGCACTGGACCGCCCAGTGGATGACATCGCCCAGGTACTCGTGCGCGACGCTGGCGCGGACCGGGCAGCGGAGGCCCAGCTCGTGCCAGGCCAGCGCGATAGCGCGCAGCAGCTCAGCTTCAAGCGGCGTCGGCTCGGTCACAGCTGCCGCACGCTGACCGTCAACGGCTCGGTCGTCGCCACCCGGCGCACCCGCAGGTCGTCAATCCAGCGGTCGTCTTTCACGATCAGGTGGCGCACGAGTAAATCCAACAGCGGCTTGATCGCGTTGTCGATGTCGCGCTGTCGGTTGAAGGGTAGCGTGATCTCCACCGCTGCCGGTGCGTACAGCAGGATGCCGGTCGAGGCGCGGGAGATGGCCCAGCCGGCTGCGATGATCCATAGCCGGTAGGCGTCCGTCTTGATGCGCTGCCGCGAGCCGGCGCGGTAGGTGAACAGCGCGTTGGCCGAGGGCGGCACCGGCAGGGTGAAGCTAATCATTGCGGGACACAGACCATAACCGGAGCGCGGCCGATGTATTTGTCGTCGGCAATAAGAATTGCGCCACGGGCGCTCTCGCATGCCAGTTTGTCGTGGAAGCTCGCAACCGCCACGGCGTTGCCGGCCGAGCCCACGCCCGCACCCCATCCGTGGACAATGATAATGAGCAGCCATGCAGCCTCTGTTGATGTCGTCATTGTCTCTCGCCCCTCGCCCGTATCGCCTCGGCTGCCAGCTTGTGCGGCGGCAGCCCGGTAAGCTCGGCCACCGCGTCGATCGCCGAGAGGCTGATCGTGTCGCCATACTGCCGCGTGCCCGCCAGCCGGTAGACTTGGTGGATCGAAAGCCCGGCATCGCGGGCGAACTGGTAGACGCTGAGACCATTGGCCTCCAGCCAGCGGGAGAAGGCGGTTTTCATGGCCGCAGCGTAGCACGCTTTACGGCCGGTAAAAAGCAGCTTGCATATGCCATCCGAAGATTATATAGAAACATGCAGGTTTTGGGAGGAACGTGGATGGTCGTCGACAAAAGGGACCGAGAGCGGCAGGCGCTGGAGCTAGCCTACCGCAAGCTGCGTGACCTGCAAAATAAGGCCGGCGTCAAGAAGGAGTTGACGCTGACCCTGGCCGCAGTCGAGGCGCTGGTGCCCGACCTCACGAGGGAGGCCCGGTGATGGCGAGTGACCGCCCGACAGGGCCGGCGAAGTGCCCGAAATGCGGCTGCCCAACTGTGAAGCTGCCCGTCACGGCGTGGGCGCTTTTCCGCGACGGCAAATACGAGACGGTCGAGCTTACCGAGTACATTGAGCTTGCCGAGAACGCGACGGCCATATGCGACAACGAGGACTGCGGGCACGAGTGGTGGCCCGCATGACCGAGCATACCCCTGACCAAATCAACGACATCTCCTCGGCCCTTATTAGGGCCGTCCGGCTGTCGATGCGCTATTCCCGCGCGCTCGGGGCTGCCGAGGCGGCGCTGTCCAGCATCAAGGGGGTGGCACTGGGTGCCGACCCGGTGATCCTGCGGCTGGTCGAGCGGGCCGAGGCCGACATCAAGCGGATTTTGCAGGGAGAGGGCGATGGACCTGGGATTGACCGCTGACCAACTGGAAGCGCGCCGCAAGTATCTGTGCGCCGGGGATGCACAGCTGATCCTCGATGGCCGCTGGAATCTGCTGTGGCGCATCAAGAAGGGGCTGGAGCAGGAGGCCGACTTCTACGACGGGCTCCAGTGGTACATCAAGCGCAACGTCTCGCGTGAGCAGATGGACCTGCGCCGGCTGATGGGGCAGTACACCGAGCCGCTGAACCTGGCCTACTGCCAGGAGCGCACCGGCCGGCCCGTGACCTACTACAGCGGGAATCCGATGCTGCGGGCGGTATGGAAGGGCCTTCAGGCGGTGACCTACCCCTGTAAGGACGAATTACAGGTCAGCAAGGATTACCCATTCATGGGCGCACACCTGGACGCGATGACGACCACCGCGCAGGGCGAGCCGATGGTGCTTGACGCCAAGGACATCGCGCGGGCCAGCGACGACATGATCCAGCTTTACACGCCGGCCGGGACGCACCAGGCGGTCGTCATGGGGGTGGACTGGTGGGGCCTCTCGATCTTCGCCGGCAAGAAGTGGGAATTGGTCGAGCAGCCTGTGGACCCGCTGTTCCGAGCCCGCCTGATCGCCGCTGAGCGCGAGTTCTACGGGTATCTGGAAAGAGACGAGGAGCCGGCGGACCAGAACCCGCGCGCCGAGGCACCGAAACCGCGGCCGAGGCTGCGGCAGATACTGCTGGACCAGACCCCAATGGACGAGCGGCCGAACTGGAGCGGCGAGTTTATGCGCCTCGCTCGCCAATTCGCCGAGACCAAGGGCGCCTCCGACCTGCACGCAATCACCCGCAAGGCGATGACCGAGCTGGTGCCGGACGACGTGGGACTCTGCGCCGTGGGGCTGGTGCGCTTCAAGCGCGATGGCCGGGGCGTCACGATCGCAATGGAGAAGACCGATGACTGTTGAGTGGAAAGACGTGTCGAGCAGCAACGTGAGCCGGGTCGGCTGGAATGACGAGACGAACGAGCTGCTGGTCGAGTTCGCTTCTGGCTCGGTCTACGCATACCCCGACGCCGGGGAGAGCGCGTACCAGGATTTGCTGGTCGCCACGTCGCCGGGGAGCTACGTCAGTAGGAACCTGCGGCGGCTGCCGGCGCGGAAGGTGTCGTGATGCCGGCTGACCCCAAAGCAACCATCGCGGTTGCGCACAAGGTCGCGTCGGAGCTTTGGGATGCAGGCTTTCGCGACCACGAAGGTATCGGCGTCCTCGCGATGGCGCTGGGCATTTATTGCGAGGCGCACGAAGACGGGCATCGGGAGTTGAAGCCCTTGCTCGACGGTATGCTGAAGGCCGCGCAGATGGCGTTCGATGCGCTACGCGACGGCAGAAAGAGGACGCCAGCCAATGTCTGACCCTCCCGACACCAGCGACGGAGGCGAGGGGTGAATATCGAAAGCAAGATAGATAAAGAGGATGGCAAACTCCCCGATGCGCTTTCGGGTTTGTTCGGTCACCCCCTCATCCCCTTCTTGCTAGGGATGATTGCGGCATTTGTCATAGTTCTGTTTGAGTTGAGATATGGCCGCACTTAGTGCGAGCTGCGCACATTACAAGCAAAAGATAAATTAGACGAACGCGATTATCTTGCCTGGAAACGAATGGAAGCGCGTCGGTTAGCTAAAGCAGAGGAATTGCAATGAGCGAACCTACGAAGGACGCCGAGTCAAACAATGTCCGCGACGATATAGAATATGGGCGTGGCTTGTTAGCTAATACAAAAATTTATAAAGGGATGGACAACTTATGGTATCCCTTTAACGCACCCGGCGGCCCGTTTAAAGCTCGTGAAGAAGCACTAGCCGCTTATTGGTATAATCGTGACTTAATCTCTGGGAAAAGTGACAAGAAATCAGACTCCAGATGGGCTATGGGAGCCACCGAATAATGGTCAATCCTATGAAGGACGCCGAGCGGCTGGCCGCAGCGCGATTGGCTTCAATTCGCATTAGACATTCAGGCAACAGCGAAGATCGAGGCTGTGATTATTGTTTCCTTGTCAAACAAATCGCCCGCCTCACCCAGGAGCGCGACGACTTTGAGGGCCTCTATAAATCGCAAGCTGCCGAATACAAGTTGGCGCGGGAACGTCTTATAATTCTGGCCGATGAAAATATAAGCTGCGGAAAAGAGCGCGACGCCGCCCTCGCATCCCTCGCCGCAAAGTCCCAGCACTACGAGGGAATGCTGCGGGAGTTGGAAATGGAGCGCGATACCCTGCGCCACAAGCTGCACTTCGCCATCGCGACCAGGCGGGGGTAGAAGTAGATGACAACCACCCCGCTCGTCCGCGCCTATTGGTGTTATTTGGCTGTTCTGCTAGCCAGCATATCAGCAAGCGCTATAGCCGTTGTGGGACTTTTTTACCTTAAGACGATACTGCGATATCTGGTTTTTGGCCCAATAGCCCTATTGATATTGTTTTTTGAATGGTTACTCCCATGACAACCACCCCGCTCGTCCGCGTCGATGTGATCCGCCACGCCGATCAACGGTACGATACATGTGGCGACTGGCTGATCGACCATGACGGTCGGATCATTGTGCGCGTCTCCGAACTCGGCGATTGGCGCTTCGAGTTCCTGATCGCGATTCACGAGATGGTCGAGGCCGCGCTGTGCCATCACCGCGGCATCAGCGAGGAGGCTGTGACCGCCTTCGACAAGGAGCACGAAGCGAGTGGCGACGAGGGCGAGCCGGGCGAGCATCCCGACGCGCCCTACCGCAAGGAGCACGCTTTCGCGACGCTGATCGAGGCGATGGTGGCGCGGGAGTTGGGCGTGGACTGGCCCGAATACGGGGACGCTATCGACGGTTTAACCTGGGGAGAGAAGACATGAGCGACGACTACGACCGCACGACCGGCGAGGTTAGTCCTTCCGGGCTGTCGCACCGATGGAGCGCCCCGGCGAACGAGATATTCGCGGCACTGGCGAAGGCGCAGGCCGAGATCAAGAACGCGATCAAGGACGCGCAGAACCCGCATTTCCGCAGCCGGTACGCCGATCTAGCCTCGGTCAAGGAGGCGTGCTGGGCGGCGCTGACGGCGAATGGTATCGCGCCCGTCCAGATGCCGGTCAACATCGGCCAGAACATCGGCGTCGTAACCCTGCTCGGCCATTCGTCCGGCCAGTGGATCGAGAGCACGATTTACGTCCAGCCGACCAAGTTCGACGCACAGGGCGTCGGCTCGGTCGTGACCTACCTGCGCCGGTACGCGCTGGCCGCGATGGCAGGGGTGGCTCCGGACGATGACGATGACGACGGCGAGGCGGCGGTCGGCCGCCCGGTCCAGAATATCCCAGCGGCGGCGTCTCGCGGCCGTACAGCGCCGGAAGCCCGAACGGTGGCCCCAAGCGCCCCGAACGGCCAGGCCAGCGCCGATGAGAGCGCGCGGGAGCGGTGGAAGGAGATCGCCGCCGCGATCCCGCAACTGATGACGCTGCCCGAGTTGGAGAACCTGCCGAAGTCGCCCAGCTGGGTCGAGTGCCACAAGCTGATCGTCGAGGCCAGCGGCGAGGCTGCCGCGACGGAGGCGATGGAGGACTTGCGGCGGCGCATCGGGCGGCAGAGCGGCTTATTGAAGATGCAGGCCGACGAAACCGCGCCACTGCCGATCTAAGGAGGCGAGCATGACAGAGCCGAAATGGACGCCGGGGCCTTGGCACGCATCCCAAACCTACCCGCCGGGCGATTGGTGCATCCATGCGCGGGGCATCCCCTGGCAGCTTGCTTATCTCCGAGGCCATTCAGAAATAGACTGGCCGCTTGAAGCCAACGCCCGTCTGATCGCCGCCGCGCCGGAGCTTTACGCGGGTTTGGTTGAGCTGCTTGATGAGACTGAGGCCGGATTGATCGCCAGCGCGTCGTCGCGTTCGGGCCGTGACGACGATGATTTCCGCGAGGAATTCCCGGACGACTATGAGCGTTGCAAACGACTGCGTGCCGTCCTCGCCAAGGCGCGGGGTGAGCCATGACCGAGCAAACCATGCGCGTCTGGGCGGTGACGCTTTCCTTTGCCGGCGGCGGACCGCTGATCCTCAACACGCTGGCGGCACCGAGCGCGGAGGCCGCTGCCGCCATGACCATGCTGGGGGTGTGCCGCATGGAGGTTCCGACGCAGGAGCTGCAAGGCGTCGGCTGCGTCGAGATGCCGGCGGACTGGCTGCGCTGGGCGCTTAAGACCATCGAGACCGGCGAGCCGCGCAAGGCTCCCGTCGTCTCGCTGGTGCCGAGCGAGAGACCGCCAGGCAATAGCGATAACACGGGGCTGCAACCCGCTGCGGGCTGCCCGGTACACGGGTGGCTCTCTCCCGGGTGTCCCGATTGCGCCCGCGCTTTCAGCGAACAGGCCCAAGCGCGAATATATGGGATGACAGCCGATCCTGCGGACCCGGCGTAGCGCATGGCGAACTTTGCCCCCGTGACCTACCTCGACCCGTTCGAGGTCGCGGCCTCGCTGCGCACCCGCTGGGGCTCGTTCCGCCGGCAGGAAGACGGCATGTCCCTGCTGCCGGTGCGCGGCGCGCCGGAGAACGCCGACGATCCCGACGACGAGGCGGGCTTTGGCTTCTACAAGCGCGCCGGGGTCAGGAGCGGCAAGTGGCCTGAGATGAAGACGCTGCTCGACCGCATCGAGCGGCTTGGCGAAGGGCAGGAGTTCGGCCGGGTCTGGCTCGAACTCTACCCTGCCGGATATCGCGGCCGGTGGGAGCTCGATGACAGCGCCTACGGCACCCGGTTCTCGCGGGCCTACCTGGCGCTGCGGTGGAACCCGCAGGCGACGCTGTTCGCCGGGACGGAGTGGCAGGTGTTGACGCCGGGGTGGGTCACGCTGGTCAACCACCGCGCCCCGCGCTCGGCGCTTAACGGGGGCGAGTGGGATGCGGTGGCCCTGGTGATCGACGGACGGAAACGGGAGGCGGCAGAGTGCTAGGCGTAGCGCATCCCGGTCGCGTAGCCGTTGGCCTGTAGCTTGTCCAGCTGCGACCGGAGCCGCGAGCCAATGTCATTCCTAAAGAACGGACTCGCCGGGATCGTGAGCCGGTCCAACACGCGATACGCTTTGGTGCGGGCCTCGACGACGCTCTCCCCGGTGCCTGTCGAGACCAGCGTGTACGAGCCCGCCGTCATCAGCGTCGGCTCACCGTCCCACTGGCCGCGCTGCGCCATGCAGAAATGCAGGTTGTCCTCGATACCGGGGGTAACGCCCCAGATCGGCGCGCCGACCGTTTCCTCGGTATTCTCCCGGTACGGGTACGGCGGCAGCGCCATGACGACGCCGACCGCAATCTCGTTCAACGCCCGGCTCTTGGGCGGCTTCCCTGCCGCGAGCCCGGCCAGAAACTCGATGGGATCGCCGCGATGAAGTGCCAGTTCAAGGTTGAAGGCAGGGTAGCCAAAGCGACAGGTGAACTCCAGGGGCCAAGGATTACCATCGTCATCGACGATACAGTTGACATCGACATTGCCGACGTACCCCAGAGATACGAGGCGGTCCTCGAACGGGCTCAAGACTTTTTCAGCCAGTTTGGACTTGGTGACGAGCCGCATCACCGTGCCCGCTTCACCGCAGTTGGGACCAACGCCGCCGGCGAAGAGTCGCTTCTCCTCGAAATTCTCCTCCCACCCCGAAGCGAAGCCGCCGGGGCCGATCCAGCCGCCGACCGCGAACTCGACGCCCTTGACTAAATCCTGGAGGATGAAGCCTTGCGGAAACACCTTCCCCTGCCGCTTCCACCGCTGGAGCCGCCAGACGGCCTCGCGCGGGGTCTTGGCGACGAACGACAGGCTTTTGTCTGTTACATCGCCACAGGGCTTGATGGCGCACCCGTCCTCACGCTCTGCGGCAAGACGGATAGCCTCGTCAT